CTTTAGAATTAGGTTTTCCCCGTATTGGAACTGTTTATGATGTTAGTGATCCTTTTGCAGTGGTATTTAATTTCCCTGCTGGCAATGTTGTTGAATATGTCTATCCTGAAGATGGCTCAATTGCTGCTAATACAATTTATGGATTAGGCGCAGGATCTAATGAAGGTAAATTACTAGCCACAGCCTCAGATGCAACTAAATTTACAGATGGTTGGGCGCTATTAGAAGATCAGGCTAACTATTCAGATGTAACTGATTCAACTTTATTGACCGAATTAACCCAAGGCCAAGTTGAAGCATTGTCTTATCCACCAACCACAATAAAAATGGTAGTTCCCGCTTTTGTTGATCCTGTATATGGAAGTTACAGTATTGGTGATGATGCGCGTTTAATAATTACAGATAGCCGTTTCCCGACAGGGCTAGATGAAATTTATAGAATTGTAGGCTTAAATATCCAGCCAGGCGAAGATGGGCCAGAGCGCGTTACAATTACGCTAACTAATACAAGTAATTGAGGCAACATGGCATACATAAATCAACCACCTGATCTACGCGCTTTACAGGCGGATATAAATACCCGTTTGCGTTTATTAGAAACAGCCACCCGATTTACAGCCCCCAATGTAACTACTGACCCAGTAAATGCTAGAACTGGTGATATTTGGTACAACACCGCCACGGGTAATTTAAAAACATTACTAGCAAATGTTCAGACTATTTCTACAAGCGGATTTGCAACTACTTTTACGGCATTACAAACATTTTCTCAGGGCATAAGCGTTGCTAATGGGGCAACAATTACAAGCGGCAATTTAACAGTTAGCACGGGCAATATAACCGCTACATCAGGAACAGTTACGGGCGGATCTGGTATTACTGCTACAACTGGAAACATAACCGCTACTACGGGTGATTTAATTGCTACCGCAGGAACAGTATCCGCAACTAATTTAACCTCTACTGGTACAACAACCGTAGGCACATTTAATTTTTCTACAACAACCACAGCCACAACAGTTGGTGCTGCTGGTGGCGCAAGTGCATTACCAGCCACCCCGCTTGGATATGTAATAGTTAAAATTGCTGGCACAGATGTAAAAATTCCATACTATAATATGTAATCATTACTACTACCTGGAAGATTACAATGACTACAAATGAATGGGCTGGTCTTGCCGTAAGTGTTACAACCCTTGTTGGCGTATTGGCAATAACAGTTAGGCATTTAGTAAAACATTATCTTGGAGAGTTGAAACAAAATGGCGGCTCATCAATAAAAGATAAAGTTAATGAGATTGACGCAAAGGTTAAAAAATTAGAAACTAGATTAGATCAAGTTTACTTTCTTATCGTTTCGGACAAAAATGCAAAGTAAAGTATTTCTTTTAATTATATGTTGCTTAACTTTAACCAGTTGTGGTTATCAAGGTTGGACACGCTACCCTTGCCAAGAATTTAAAAATTGGGAAAAGCCTGAATGTAATCCACCGCAATGTGAAGCGTTAGGTTTATGTACTAAAGATTTATTGCCTGAAACGGAAACAATAAATGGCTAGAAGAAGATTTACCACAGATGAATTACATGCTCGTTTAGTAGTTGCTATTGGAATTATCCTTGCGGTTGTTTTTGCAGGAAGCGTATTCAGCCTTTTATATGCCCTTTTATTCATAACACAACCTATGGCGCAAGCCCCAAATGACGCTGCATTTATTGACCTAGTATCAACTTTATGTGTTTTTTTAACGGGAACGCTTGCAGGTATTTTAAGTGCAAACAGGTTAAAATCTCCAGTAATACAAGACAAGGAAGGCGAAAATGAACCAACAGATAGTTGATATAGCCAATTCACAAATAGGTTATTCTGAAACAGGGGATAACAGCACTATGTACGGAAAATGGTATGGACTAGATAAACAACCATGGTGCGCTATATTTGTATCTTGGTGTTACGCGCAAGCAGGGTTGAGTAAAAATATTGCGGCACAAAACGCTAAAGGGTTTGCTTCATGTGATGCTGGACTAAAATGGTTCGCTAAACGAAACAAATTAGTACCAGTTGGAGAGGCGCAGGAAGGCGATATTGTTTTTTTCCAATTTGACCAAGACGCACAACCTGACCATGTAGGCATTGTTACTAAAAATTGGAAGCGCAAAAGAGTATTAGTTACTGTTGAAGGCAATACCTCAGACAAAGGATCCCAGGCAAACGGTGGGGCCGTGTATGCTAAGAAGCGGAGTTACGCCCTTGTTTTGGGTGTAGCCAGACCATAAGGAGAAACATGAAAATCACAATTGATAACAATAAAAAGAAAATGATTAAAAGTTATGTGCGAGCAGTTGTAGCCTCTGCATTTGTATTGGTATTGGCTCTTGCAGCAGATATTAAGCCTGAAATAGCGGTATTGCTTGGCGCTTTATTGGCTCCTGTTGCTAGATATATTGATCCTTCAGAAACAGATTTTGGAATTATTGCTGAAAAATCCATGGCCCAACTAAAGAAAACAAAAAAGAAGGCCGAATAGATTTCCCGCCTCCATGGGAAAAAAAGCACCTGAGCATGTGTCAAAACTGCTCATTTTTAGTTTTTTGGTGTAATCTTTACACAGGAGGCAAACATGGGAATAGCAGATAAATTAAATCAACTATCAATTAATAAAAGAAACATTTTAGAGTGTCCATATAAAGCACTTTACGATTCATTGCCAAAAGAAGATCAAATTGCTTTAGATGAAGCATGGGCTAAAAACTATTCAGTGAATATTATTTTGACTGCAATTAGATCTGAAGGTTACAAAAGCAGCAATGAAACTTTAAGAGCGCACAAAAACAAGGTGTGTAAATGCTGGGTAAAGTAGAAAAAATACTACAAGATAGGGAGGATCAATATGGAGATGCTAGACGCAATTTCACTAATATTGGCATTGGTTGGGGAGCAATTCTTGGCACTGATCCTATTCCTGCTCACATTGTTGCTTTAATGTACGATTTTGGAAAGACAATTAGATGTGTAGCCAACCCAGAGATTGAAGATAGTTGGCTTGATAAAGAGGGCTACACAAAACACGGTAGGGAAATAAGTAGATATGAGCCTTAAAGATAGGTTTGAAGAACTACCTGATGACATTGAATCAAATGACATAAAAGAATTACGCAGCGCAATGTTGCGTTTGCAAAAACAATTAAAGCAAGCAAAAGAACGAACAGAAGATTTAGTTCATACAACACATCAAGCAGCCTATGATGCAATGCTTACATTTGGAAAAATTACACCTATTAAAAATCCTGTAATAGATAAAAGAGAATCTAAACCTGAAGTTGCTCTATGGCACATGACAGATTGGCAAGGAGCCAAACGCACACCTTCATACAACAGCGAAGTGATGCGCAAAAGAGTTTTGGAATTTTGTGAGAAAGCCGTACGCATTACCGATATACAGAGAAAAGACCACCCTGTAAAAGAAGTTTATGTTTGTTTTGGTGGTGACATGGTTGAGGGATTATTTAACTTCCCTGGACAAGCCTTTGAAGTAGATGCAACCTTGTTTGAGCAATATGTAAATGTTTCAAGATTAATAGTTGATGTAGTGCGGTATGCCCTAGAAAATTATGAAAAAGTTACAGTAGTTCCAGAGTGGGGAAACCACGGCAGAATTGGATCTAAGCGCGACAATGTACCCAGATCAGATAACTTTGACCGCATGTGCTACGAACTAGCAAAACAATTACTACAAGATGAAAAGCGTTTAACCTGGCAAGATTGCCCAGAGGACATACAGCGCATAGAAATTGGCAATTACAGAGCCTTATTAATTCACGGTGATGAAGTAGGTAGAAATGGTTTTGCTTCACCTACGGCAATTGTTGGACATGTTTCCCGTTGGCTATCGGGTTCTTATCCTTGGCATTTTAGAGATTGTTATATTGGGCATTACCACACACACAATGAATGGGCGCTACCAAACGGATTAGGTTCTGTATTTCAAACAGGATCAACAGAATCAGAAAATCGCTACGCAGGGGTTATGTTGGCTGCTAGTGCTACACCATCACAGCGTTTGCACTTTATTGATCCAGTTAAAGGCCGTGTTACAGCAGCATATAAAGTTTGGCTTGATTAAATAACATTGATTTACACTGTCAAATCATGTCCTGCATTTTAAATTTACGGGCGTGTCACGCGTAGATATTTTTAAAAACATTACATTTTTTATTTTTTAAAAAGTGCCAAAAGTATAATTATCCATGTACTAGAAAATATCTAGTATCAATGGAGGCAAGTAATGAAAATAAAAAAGATCAGTGCAGGTAATTACCAATATGGGGATTACTACATTTACAAATGGAATCCTGAGATTGCAAATTGCAGGGTTCTCTGGTGCGTTTCTTTAGATGGCGTAGGTATGGAGGATTTTAAAACATTACGCAGGGCTAAGAAATACATAGAACAGGACAAAAAATGAAATGTCCTAAATGTAATAAAACAATGAATAAAGGTTTTTACATAACCTTGGGTCCTAAACTTGGAAGTTCAGGCGATTACTGGTTTTGTTCAAACACTGGAGGGTGTGGTTATGAAATGACTGCACCTAAAGTGAATAAACAATCAAAAACTTAATCATCATCAAGCGTTTCAACTAAACACTTGCCGTTGCGGTGTTGAATCCCTACTTGGACTTTACCGCCTGAGTAGGGATCACGCCTGATTGCTATTTCAACTGCTCTAACTGCAATCGCTATCGCATCTTCATAAGAAGATTTTTCTTCTACCTGGTAAGCATCTAAAGCGCCCATGGCATAAGAGCCACCAGATCCAGCAGTGTAAATGCAACCTGATGTGCGCTCCCAAGCATAAGAAGAATCAATACTATAAATTACACCGCGAACACCAATTAATAAATCATTATCAAAACTTGCAATATCTCCATCATCTTTCATGTCATAACCAGAGGCAATAAAATGTTTGCGCATAGCAGGTATAAAAACTTTTGTAATAAATTTGTCTAAGTTGTTCTTAGGCGGGCGGGGTGGTGTCCAACCAAACGCCAATAAATTCTGACCACGGCACAAGCCCGCAGAGGCAAACAGGTACCCATTGTTAAGATTTATTTTGCCTGTTGGCGAGATGTCATATTTGCGGAATGAATCGGTGGCTTGTGAATCAGCCGCAATTATGCACCAGTCTTGATTTTGGATTGCTACTAGCGTGGTCATTAAAGCCCTCTCCCTAGACCCCTATTTTCTCACGCCACACGCCCCCCTAGGGTGGTTGTAATTGACGGTGGTGGTCTATACCCTAATCCTACCCAGAGCCAGAAGGCTCAGTAGATTATGGAGGATAGATTATGGCTGGAAACTATG